TGTTGACGACTATGTTCGGCTCGAAAGCAAGATCGTCACCGGATACTTCCGGGTCTATTCCGTTGAAATAGAGGGAGACACCGCAGGCGGAACATGGCAATGCACAGCAAGACTTTTGGAGGTGAGTTGATGAAGCAGGAGTTCGTGCAGAGCTTGCAGGAAATGGCCTCTGATGCCGTGGATGGCATTCACACCGCAATTCCCGGAACGGTCGAATCGTTCGACCCGTCAACGGCTATGGCTGTTGTAAAGCCGAGCATGAAGTACAAAAAGCCAGACGGAAGTAAGATCGACTATCCGAGCATCTCCGGGGTGCCCGTCGTATTCCCGCAGGGAAATGGGATGGGCGCTGCGATAGCCTACCCGGTAAAACCGGGGGACGGGTGTCTTTTGGTTGTCGCCGAGCAATCGCTTGACTATTGGATGTACCAGATGGAGACCGATTCGGAGCTGAAGTTCGATCTTACCAACAGCATCGCGATAGTCGGTCTGTTCGCGGCTCCGGGCCCCGGCCTTCAAAGGGCTTGTTCTGAGAATGCTGTCGTAATAACGGCCGGAGCGACGGAGATTGCGGTGTCTCAGGGCGGCGTTGACATCACCGGGAACGTAACGATTACCGGAGATGTAACCGTCAGTGGAAACGTCCAAACCGGAGACGCGACGGTTTCCGGAATCATCGCTGCCAGCGGAGACATAACCGCTGGAGCAATCAGCCTCGAGAACCATACGCATACCGGCGTGAATGGCGAGACCTCGAAGGCCAACTGAAAGGGGTGATGGTATGTTAGACCTGCTGCTCACCAGCGACGGCGATCTCGATGTAGATGCAACTGGCGACATCTCGACTACGGAGAGCGTCATCCAGGCGGTTTCCGTAAGGCTCAGGTGGTTTTCAGAAGAGTGGAGACTTGGGCCGAGCCTTGGTTTTCCATACTTCGACGAAGTTTTCGTGAAGAATCCGAACCTCACGAAAATCAAGTATCTGCTGCGCGATCTCGTGCTCGACGTCGATGGAGTCAGCGGCGTCAGCAGCGTTGAGATCAGCACGGATTTGAAGGAAAGAACCGCAAAAATATCTATCGTCTTCACGGTGGATGAAGAAACCTACCAGGAGGAGGTGAACATCAATGGCTGATTATGGGCTCACCAGCAAAGGACCGAACATCAAGCGCCTTGATACCATCCTCGAAGAGATGCACAGCTCTTTGAGCGATAAGCTCGGCGTGAACACCAGGCAAAACCCGCAATCCTTGCTGAATCATATGCTGACGAATATCGCAGACCAGATAGCCGGCCTCTGGGAATTTGGGGCCGACGTTTATTATTCGCAGTATCCTTCCACCGCCGAGGACGTGAACCTCGACAATGCGGCACAGTTCGGAGGCTCAACGCGTGGTCTGCCGGCGCCTTCGTATTACCACATCCTATGCACTGGCGTGGACGGTACGGTGATACCTTCCGGGACTTTGATTAAATCGAACACGAACCCTGCCACGCAGCTCGTGCTCAGTGAGCAAAAAACCATTACCAGAAGTGCCTTCAACAAGGCTACGATAAAACCCGTTGGCTCAGCCATTTCCAGCCAGCTCACAGTCGCAATCAATGGAACCCCATACACCTACACCCCTGAAGAGGAAATCCCCGCTATCAATGCCCTACAAGCTCTCGCGGCATCCATAAGCGACGAAGACTTTACGGTTTCCGTCGATGCGGATGCCGTTTTGCTGAGCATCGCGGCGAACGACGTCACATCCAGCAATGCCCTGATCTTATCGGAGAATCTCACGACGGAAACGGTCGGCACAGTCGTCACGTTTGCAACTGAGGAGGACGGAGACATCCTGCTTCCGAACGGGTCCATCACGAAAATCGCAAAAGCCGTGACCGGCCTGCAAAGCGTGACGAACGTCGGCTCCTACATCGCAGGGCAGCTTGCAGAAAGCGACACCGAGTTCAGGAAGTCCTACATCGACAAGATTTACTCCAGGTCCTCCCGGATGCTGGAAAGCATCAAGAGCGCCATTCTGGAGAACGTCCAGGGTGTCTCGTCCGTTGCCCCGTATGAGAACGACAGCAATGAGGTTGACGATATGGGCCGGTGGCCGCACAGCGTTGAAGTTGTCGTTGATGGCGGAGACCAGAACGAAATCGCGCAGCAGATACTCGAAAACAAGGCCGGAGGCATTAGTACGTACGGCTCGATCGAAGTCGATGTCCCCGGAGAGTATGGGGAGAGCATCACAATACGCTTCAACCGCCCGACGTACCTGAAGGTGTGGTTCCACGTTGGAATCACCATGAGCAAGAAGACGTCGCTCCCGTCGAATTACGTTGACCTCATCAAGGAGATCGTCGTTGACGCGATGGATGGAATCGATGCCGGCGAGGATGTCCTCCCGCAGCAGATTGTATCCTCGATCTACGATACCGTAGCCGGCGTTGACTATGCCGACATCAAGCTCGCCGTTACAGAAACAGATACAGCTCCAGACACCTACGATAAGCGCAGCGTCACGGTATCGTCAAGGGAGAGGGCCACCACGAGCGAAGAAAAGATCGAGGTGGTAATCGATGGCTGATTATGCTGCGGCCCTGAAAGATGACCTTGTTGAGCAGTTCAGGGGGAAACCGAACATTGAGGCGCTCATGGAGGTTGTCGGGGAGCAGCTTCAGGATTTGTACGAATTCCTCAATGACCTGAAAGCGAAGCGATCAATACAGGAGGCCGAAGGAACTCAGCTCGACGGCGTTGGAGACATCGTTGTTCTCAGCAGAGCGGAAGCTGGCCAGCTTGCGAGCCAGACCAATCCTGGAGAAGCTGTAACCGACAGCCTGTATCGGAAGTTTCTGATCTACAAGGTGCTGAAGAATACAAACAGGTGCACGTACCCCGACATCATCAAGTCGTTTCAGATGTTTTGGGAAAAGCCGCTGTACTACTCCGAAGACCCAGACACGCCTGCCACGATGATATTTGAAACGGATACCTTGTCTCCGGGTGACACGCCTGAAATGCTGCTGAGCGCCCCGATCATAAAAGCGGCCGGTGTTGCGGTGAAGGTGATCGCAAAAACCGAGACGCCGGAAATCGGATTGAACCTGTACGCTGCCGCTGGTATGGGGAAGGGATATACAACGACGCAGTTACCCGAAATCGAACCGGAATACGACTTCGACCACAGCGAGCGTTTCACCGCTGTCGCACACAATATCACGAAGACGATACTGCCTGAATTGGAGGAGGAATGAACATGAGCAAGTATTATGGCTGCACAGTCACGCAGAAAGGCCGGGCGCTGATTGCAAAGCTGCTCGCAACGAAAACCCTCACGATCAGCCGGGTCATGGTTGGCTCCGGGGTTCCCGCCGAAGGAACAAGCCCCGACACGCTTGAAGACCTTGTTGAACCCATAGCTGCCGGCACATCGACAGTTCCGACCTACGATGGAGACACCGTTCACATGACCGTAGAGTACAGAAGCGATCTGAACGGCGGCCTTGAAAATGGCTTCTGGCTCTCGGAATTTGCCGTCTACGCGATCGACCCGGATGATGGGGAGATCATGCTCTACTACGGAACGCTCGGAGATTATCCGCAATGGGTGAGCGCCTATTCTTCCAGCGGAATCGACACGCGCCGGTATCCGATCAGCATCACCGTAGGTGAGGACGCGATCGTCATCATCGACTACTCCGCCGAAGCGTTCATGACCGCTGAAGACGTGGCTGATTACTGCACCACGACAATGCTCCCGCAGTTTTTGGTACAGTCCCAGGCGCAGATCAGCGCTCACGACGCATCGACCGCAGCCCATCCTTACATCCAGAACGTCATCTCTGGCATGGACTCGAGGCTGTCGCTGCTTGAGTTGATGTATAACACGGATGTCAGCAAGAATCCGTTCACGGTGACGTTTGATAGTCTTGACGGGCTGACCGTGGCCGGCGTTTGGAACGCAGACCAAGGGAGGATAGAATTCTGATGGAAAAAGAAACAGAGTTTTCCGTCCCTTCCGAAGAGCTGTGCTGTCTGATCGGAAATCTGTTTGGCGGTCTCCGGCCGCCATGCGAGGGGACCCGGCCGGAGGCGCTCACAATCTGCGGCGCCACTCACAGCGGGAGAAGCGGCAAGCTGGTAATTCTCGGAGACCGGTGCATTTTCTACGGGCATCCGGAAGACCTTGAAGCCGTGAGAAACGGGAAATGTCTCGAAAGGACGTGCAGAAAGCCTCATGCCTGAAAAAGAATATGTCCTTGGCAATAAGACCAAAGACCTGCTCGTTTACAGCTTCGTTGTGACGAAACCGATAAGTGATAAAACCGTCAATGTCGGCGATGCCGTCAAATTCCTCGCAAGGCTCTCCGGGCTCCCGGAAGGAGAAAAGGCAAAGCTCATTGAGAATGCGTCCTCGTCTCTCGGCCGGGCCGACAAAAAGGAGGGCTTCCCAAAGAGCGCCGTCCACACATACATCAAGGAGATCAGAGAGACCGCCGTCTCCGTAATGAAAAACATCCACGCCGCCAACGAATGCGCCTTCCAGACAGAATACGGAAGGCGTATACAGCTTATCCACGCCGCGCTTGACGACTGCAATTTGCTGCTGAAGCTCGTCGAAATCAGCCATGAGCTCGGGTTTGTCAGCGTAAAACGGATGGCCCACTGGACGAAGCTCATAACCGACGTCAAGTATATGACGCTTGCGTGGAAGAAAAAGGACACTGAGAGGGCACGGACGATCGAGCGTCAGGAGCGAATCAAGGATTATCAGCTCCAGGGAGACATCATCGCCGATGCAGTAAAACGGGCGCTCGCGTCCAGATAAGGATACCCGGCGGAGGCATCCGCCTTGTATTAGGGTATAGCCCGTCGCGCCACCAACTGGTGGCTCCGCTCCCCGAACACCAACAGCTCGACCAACGCGTGGAACGTCAACACGAATGGCAACTACAACAACAACAACTGCTCCAACTCGAACGGGGTGCGGCCCGCTCTGATGGAATGCGAGTTCGAGTAGGCAATTTGCCGAAAGCAGAACAACATCATCAAAGGGGGCTATATCCTATCCCAACCCTGTGCACAGGGCGAGGATGAACACATCGGGCTGATGCCGGGCGTCCTCCGGGATGAACGGCTACATGGCGACGTCGTTTGGCAGCACGTCGCTACGGCTCAAGGCATGAACGGCTCTGCTGCTTCAAGACGAAAGAGCCGTTATTTGAAAGAAGTATCGTCTATGACGTTTCAAGAGCTATGCACCTTCGAGGTGCTATACGAGGCGTACCGGACGGCCAGAAAAGGAAAACGAGGGAAGTGCGCTACCGCGCAGTACGAAGCCAACGCCCTTATGCTGACCGAAAGACTCGCCAACATTCTCAGCACGAAGAAATATCAGCCGAGTAAATTTGAGGTATTCTACGTCCGGGAGCCAAAGAAGCGGCTCGTTCAGGCCCCGGCTTTCGTAGACAAGGTAGTTCAACACGCTCTGGTAGACAACATTCTGTACGAAGACATAACCAGGAGCTTCATCTACGAAAACTGCGCTTCCCAGAAGGGAAAGGGCACGTTTTCTTGCCTCGACGGTCTGAAGTACAACATGGTGGACTACTGGAGAAAGAACAAGACGACCGAAGGATGGGTGCTCAAGTGCGATGTGCATCATTTTTTCGCCAGCATCGATCACGACATCCTGAAGGGGAAACTGAGAAAGAAGGTGGTTGACAGTGAAGTCTACGAGCTGATGTGCACCTATATCGACAGCACGAACGGGCTCCCGCTTGGATACCAGACATCGCAGCTTCTTGCGCTTCTGTACCTCGATGAATTCGACCATTTTGTCAAAGAGCGCCTCCGGATAAAGCACTACGGCAGGTACATAGATGACTTCTATCTCATCCACCCAGATAAAGCCCACCTGCGGTATTGCCTGAAAGAAATCACAAAGTTCCTTGACGGGCTCAAACTTGAGCTGAACGGCAAGACTGACATTTTCCCCTTGAAAAACGGGGTAGACTTTTTAGGTTTTCACACCTACATCACGGAGAGCGGCCAAATTGTCCGGAGACTGCGCCATTCTTCCGCAAAGCGGATGAAGGCAAAACTGAAAAAATGGGCTGAACAGTATCCAAAGGGAGAAGTCACGAAGGAGTACATCATCTCGTGCTGGAAAGCGTGGGATTCTCACGCCGCTCACGGTGACACGTACTCGCTCCGCAAGGAAGTTGCTGAAAGCGTATCTAAGATCATCGGCCAAAAGGTCACTTGCCGGAGGCCAATCAAGCTGTCAAAGGCTGAAAAGGCTCAACTGGCATATCGAAACCAGAAACGATCGCAAGCTCCGGAAAAAGCGGAGCAGAACCTCGCCGCCAATGGCTGCGGGGATTTTTTACGCCCAAAGGAGGATGAATCATGTCCTATGTTGCCCTGAGCTCGAAGGCCGTCGGCAGCGTCGTCAAGCTCAAAGAGAACGGAACCCTGGTCAACTACATCGTGGTAAACCAAGGCAAACCGTCCTCCATTTACGATGACTCCTGTGACGGAACCTGGCTCCTGCGCGAAAGCCTCTACGAAACCAGGCAATGGCACAGCTCGAACGTCAACGACTATGCCAACAGCACAATCAAGACTTATCTCAACGGCACCTTCCTCGCGCTGTTCGACAGCGCTATCCAGAATGCGATTAAGCAAGTCAAAATCCCTTACCGGCCCGGCAGCGGAACGAGCAGCACGGTAAACAGCGGCTCCAACGGTCTGTCCTGCAAAATCTTCCTGCTGTCCGGATACGAAATGGGCTGGACGTCCAGCGACAACCAGTATTTCCCGGCCGATGGAGCAAAGCTCGCCTACTTTGAATCTGGAACTGGAACATCGGCCAACAACAAGAGAATCGCATATCTCAGCGGCAGCGCCACCAACTGGTGGCTCCGCTCCCCGGACACCGGCAGCTCGGCCAACGCGTGGTTCGTCCACGCGAATGGCAACTACTGCTACAGCAACTGCTCCAGCTCGAACGGGGTGCGGCCCGCTTTGGTATTGCCCTCTTCTCTCTTGGTCTCTGACGACGGCTCCGTAACAACGAACACAGCTCCCGGTACGCCGCCGTCCATCACCATCCCGAGTAACATCTCGGGTGGAACCTCAATCTCGGTATCGTGGGGCGCTTCGATCGACCAGGAAGGGAACCTCGAAGGATATATCGTCGAGAAATCAACCGACGGCGGTTTGACATGGAGCCAGATTTACCAGGGCTCCTCGCTCAGCACGACAAACAGCGTGGCGTTCGGCACGGAAAGCGTGATGTACCGTGTGAAAGCGTACGACCGTGAGGGCCTCGAATCCGGATACAAAAACAGCTCCCAGGTTACGGTCATAAACAACGTTGCGCCCGGAGCTCCATCCAGCATAAACGTTCCTCTTACGGTGGACGGCGGGAAAACGATCTCCATCACATGGGGAGCCGCGAGCGACTCGGACGGGAATCTCAGCGGGTATGCGCTGGAGCGTTCGGTAGACGGCGGAAGTTACGCGGAGATTTATCGCGGAGACGCGCTGTCCTACACCGACACGATCACGAAAGGCTGGAACACGGTAGCATACCGCGTCCGAGCGTACGATGCCTACACGGCGTACAGCTCGTACACGACTTCAAACACTCGCACGGTGAACAACAACACCGCACCGACAATTACCTGCTCCTACACCAGTGGAAGCGATCTCGGAACGAAGTCTTCCGGATTCACCATCTCCTACACCGTGGACGATGCTGACGGAGATTCCGTTACCGTGACTGAGATCATGGACAGCACCACGAAGCGGACGTTCACGGCAACGCTCGGCAGCGCCAACAGCTTCGCCGTAACGGGCGACTATTTCATGAAGCTGCTC